TTCTTCAAGAGTTTGAGACCTTTTTAGTCAAGACAAAAAAGATAGTAACCACTGCTGTATTAGGTGAGGATTGTGAAGAAATGATTAATAAATACAAAGAGTATTTTCCTAAACGTTTAGCAACAGGTCCTGGTAGACAATCAGTTAGAGAACTAAAACAAAAGTTTGTGTGGTTTTTTAAGAATCATCCTGAATATACATGGGATGATGTATTAGAAGCAGCAAACTATTATAGATATGAGTGTGCTCAGCGTAACAATGAATTTATGGCTAATAGCTCCAACTTTATAAAAAAGGATACCATGAGCAAAGAAAGCGTATCTAAACTAGCTGACTATTGTCAACTAGTAATAGATATGATTGAAGACGAAAAAAAGAAAGACTATGACAACAACTGAAAAACTTTTACATCGATTTTTACTAAGTGTAGTATTCACTTTAACTAACTGGTTTATAGTGACAACATTTATCACTGAAGTATCATTTTTAAGATATTTTTTTATTGAATTATTGTTGGTTTTATCGATGAAATTATTTAAATTTACACTCACAAAATTTAAACTAGTATAATGAGCAAACCCCCAGTAGACAGGCCTTTTGGATTTAAATATCATTGGGAGGTCATGCAAGTAGGTATAAAAAATGTAGATGATAGAAGACATGGTAGAATTAAATCTTTTCGTACTCCATGGCAGTCTATAAATGATGCAACAAGTAATGGATTTGAGTGGGGTTCTCTTATAACAATAGGGGCTAGACCAGGATCAGGTAAAACCATGTTAGTTGCAAATTTATTAAGAGAATCTAAAAACTTAAATCCAGATCAAGATTTTAATATTTTAGAGTTTCAATTAGAAATGGGTAATGAACAATACGCAACAAGAGAGTTTGTTGCCCAAACAGGGTTGGACTATAATAAAGTGCTATCTACCAAACAACAATTGAATGATTATGAATTTCAAATGATTCAACAATATGGTGAAGACTGTAAGTATTTACATGAACAAGGAATCTATCGTGGTCAAATCAATCAAGCTATTACATGTAAAGAACTTGAAAAAGCTGTACACTACTGGTATAATAAACTTGGTGGTAAACCAATGCTTGTAACAATAGATCATAGCTGGTTGATTAAGAAAGACTCTACAGAAAGAGAAAAACTTCAGACTTTATATAACACTGTAGATACATTAGTTCAATTGAAGAATGAACTTCCTTTGATTATTATAATGATTACACAGCTTAATAGAAATGTAGAAGAAGCAGTGAGAAGGACTAATGGTAGTATACAAAACTATCCTACTAGCTCAGATATCTTTGGTGGTGATGCTCTAATGCAAGGTTCAGATATTGTCATGGCAATGTCAAGACCATTTACTTTAGATATTACATCTTATGGTCCAAAGAATTATGCTGTTACAGAAGATGGAGTATTTATCCATATGTTGAAAGTAAGAAATGGCTCTAATAACGTTAAGATGTTTTTCATGAAAGGTTTATTTGAAAAACAAACAATGTTAGAAACAGCATCGCCTGGATTTAATATTGTTCCAGATAACTCTTTCCAATTTAGACACAAAAAAACAAAGCCCCAAGCTGACATTGGGGATGAACTTTAAAATTTTAACTTATGAGTATTTTAGATGGAATGGATGATGACGAAAAGCGTCTGTATAGACAAAAGAAACTTAAAGAAATGCACGATTATAACGAAAGTCTCATTAAAGACTTAGGCATTTCAAAGACTGATTTCAATATGAAAAAAGCCTTTACTAGAAATGGAGTTATAGTAGTGGGTATTTTTGAGAACGAATTTAAGAAATCAAAAGGGTTCTATTTTGAACTTATTAACAGTGATATAGAGCCAGATGATCCAGCTCGTACAGTGTATAGACTCTCTCCTACAGAGTTCTATGCAGATGAATTTGAAATGGATGAGTATGGTAAATTTTTAGTACCTGTTGAACAACTTAGAATTGTAAATAGACAATCAGCTGCTATTAGCAAAGCTTCTGCTTCTACTAGTAGTGATAGAGTGCTTAAAGATGAGCCAACACTGAAAACTACAATACCAGTTAAACCACCTTTACCATTTGCAGAAAGTCAATTAAAAGTAGACGATGCTCCATTTAGTGAGATGACAATAAGAGACTATCTAGCAATACATACAGGCAAACCTGTTAGTACAAAGAGTTGGTTAAATGAATTAATAAAAATCAAATAAGCATATGGGACAAGGCATCTTAATTATTGCAGAATCAGGTTCTGGCAAATCAACCAGTGTCGAATCACTCGATCCTAAAGAAACATTTATTATTAACGTGGCTAACAAACCTTTACCATTCAAAGGTTGGAAGTCAAAGTACAAACTCTGGAGTAAGGAAAATCCTTCAGGTAACATGTATGACAAGGCAGGTGCACAAAACATCGAAGCCTGTATCAAATATGTTAATGAAAAACGTCCTGAAATTAAGAACATCATTATTGATGACTTTCAATACATGAGTTCATTTGAGTTCTTTGACAGATCTGATGAAAAAGGTTATGAAAAGTTCACTCAGATTGGTGCACATTTAGCTCGTATAGCTAAAATGCCTAAAGATATGAGAGAAGATCTTATGGTGTTTTTTCTTACTCATGCTGAAGAGGGCATGGATGTAGAAGGTAAACGTAAGTTTAAAGCAAAGACTATTGGCAAAATGGTTGATGAGAAACTTACACTAGAAGGTTTGTTTTCTATTGTACTCTTTGGTAAAGTAAAGAAAGACAAAGAAGGAAACATTCGTTACATATTTGAAACCCAAACAACAGGTGACAATACATGTAAAAGTCCAAGAGGAATGTTTGAAACATTTGAAATTGCAAACGATTTAGCGTTAGTTCGCAAAGCTATTATTGACTTTGAGAATTAATCATTTTTAACAATTAAATAAAAAAACATGTTCAACACAAAAGGACAAGAAGTAAAAGCAGGAGGAGCTTCGAAATCTCTCCAACCAGGTGTGGTTAAAGCACACATCGTAAGTGGTCAAGTTAGAACCTCTAACAAAGGTGACAAAAAAGCTTTAGAGCTTACATTAGAAGGACCAGCACTACCTGAGCCATTTGAAGGCTGGGCTATAGACAAAGACAATCTAGAAGGACCTAAATTTAAAGGTCAATCTTCTAGAGTGATGGCAACTATTTGGACTGATCAATTTAACTTGAACGATGTAAACAAGAATGAAATCTTGAATAAATTGTTCGTTATTGGTAAAGAATTGGGTATCAGAAGTAGTTTAGATAACATTTCTTCTGAACATGAAATTAATTGTATTGAAGATTGGGTTAAACATGCAATTGATCTTATTGCAGGAAATGATTTGTATTTCTTCCTTAAAGGTCAAGAAGAAGAATACAATGGTAAAACTATTGTAAAACTTTCTTTCCCTAAATTTAAGTTCTGTAATGCTGATGAAAGCAAACTTGATGTGTTTGATAAAAACAACAAGTGGCATTACAAGAAGTTAGAAACTAGCAATGTATCAGGGTTTGAACCAGCAAATGATGATTTCAATCTCTAATTTTTGTTTTTATTTTCATATTTTAAGGGGGGTGTGTCTACACTCCCCTTTTTATTTTTAAATTTGACATTATGTTTAAAACAAAAAATCTTGTGCATGATGTTAAGGATGTTCCTGTAATATGGATATTCGAACATTTTTGCCAACTTAAAGAAAAACTAAGAGGACAAGATGTCAAGATCAAATCTCTCTTTAATCCTAATGAACGTACACCTAGTATGTGTATTTATGTAGACAAGAACAAACAATATAAGTTTAAAGATTTTTCTACAGGTAAGGGAGGCAGTGCAATTGATTTGATAAAAGAATTATTTAGTCTACCATTTCACCAAGCTTGTCAACTTGTAGTAGAAAACTATAATGATTTTGTTCTTCATAATAATGGAGGATATGATTTAGAAGATTTTCAAAAAGCATCTAAATATAAAGTGACTAGTCACAAAGTTAGAAGCTGGAGTACTCAAGACCAATACTTCTGGACTAAGTTCAATATTGGATCTAAACTACTTGAGGCCCACAATGTGAAGCCCCTAGAAAGTTACTGCATGACTAAAGATGATAAAGAACTTTGTATAAAAGGTCTTTATCTCTATGGTTATTTTAAAGCAGATGGTACCCTCTATAAGATTTATCAGCCCAAGACTCTTGATAAGAAATTTATTAAAGTGACTGATTACATCCAGGGTATGCACCAGTGCACTGGAGAAAAACATTTGATTATAACATCTAGTCTTAAAGATATAATGTCCATTAAGTCTCTTAAGCTTTCACATATAGATGTCATAGCTCCTGATAGTGAAAACACTATAATAAAAGCAGATGTAATGGAAGAGCTTAATCAAAAGTATAAAAAGATTATTGTGCTGTTTGATAATGATGATGCAGGTATGAAAGCAATGATTGCTTATAAAGAAAAATATCCTTTTGTAGAAATAGCAATGCTTCCTATGAGCAAGGACATATCTGACT